TTACATTAAAAAAAATAATAGAAACATGTGGAGACATTGAAATATATAAGGAGGGTAGATGGATGCCAGTAACAGAAGAAATACAACAAAAGTTTGACCATGACTTAGAGTTTGGAAGATTAGGAGAGGACTTTGTTAAAGCCTTTCAAAGTGAAAATACAAAGGTTGAAGTTAAAACAGAAAGAGATATATGGAAGACAACAGGCAATATTGCAGTTGAAATAAGATGCAACGGAAAGTTGTCTGGTCTATCTGTAACAGAAGCTGATACATGGATTCATCTTCTTAGTTATGATAATAAAATTGAAGGTGGATTTATATTTAACACAAGCTATTTAAAAGATAGGATTGGGGAGTTGCATAAGAATAAAGAGGTAAAGGTTACGATGGGTGGAGATGACAATCTATCTCAGATGGTGCTTGTTCCTATTGGAAAATTATTTACCTAATTATTAGGTTTTTTTGTGAAGCATATGCAGATAATTTATCCCAATGCTCTTTTTTCTGAACAAGTCTCCAAAACTTTCTTATAAGGTATTGGTAGTCAGCTTCTGCTTTTTTAAGCTCTCTAACAGCTTTTTTTCCATATTTATCTTCAACCCATTTTATGAAGTGTGCTTTTTTAGAAACGACTCTTCCTTTGGATGTGTACGCTGATATGCCAACTGGACTCATAGACTTCAATGAAAGCTTAATAGCTTTAAGTGTTTCTTTATGAAGATGATAAGGGGTTGACCCTGGGATTTTATTTAGGTCAGTCATTTTAGCATTATATGCCGCATAAAATGTATTTAACTTAGCTTTATCACTTCCAAAATAAAGAGCTTCTTTTAAGTCTTTATTGTAATAGTTTATTTCATATGAAGCATTTGCATTATCTATATCAAATTGTTTTTCATATTGCCTTTGTCTTTCTCTCCAAGTTCTTGCAGTAGTCCATTGTTTAGATTTTTGATGCTTAATCATTTTATCTGCTTGGCCATATAAAACGACAGTTTCTTTTCCCCAATCATTTATAGCTTGTAAAACAGTTCTTTTTTTATCATATACTTGCATAAACAGGTTACTCGTATTTTGCATATTCCTAACAATAACAGGCCTCATAACGTCTTCAGCAAATCCTCTATCGTATGGCTCATTAACAAATCCAAATAAACCAGCAAATTCAGACCTCCATAAATTATACAATATTTCGTCAAACGCCCCTTTAGATGACACTGGACTTTCTTGGTCGAACAACCATTTATACATAGCAAAAAGAGCTCCCCCAGACAATGAATGAGCAAATATAGCTCTAGCCATAGGAGCAACATTTCCGTTAAGCATTGGTTTTACGTAGTTTTGAACGCTATCAAATGTTGTTGAATATGCCATTCTTTGAAACAATGTAAAAGGTTTAGCGTAACGACCAGAAGCCCATAAAGGTAATTGACCTACAGATGTTCCCCCTTGAGTTGATACATGTGAATAGTGTTCAACTTGCCTTATTATATTTGATAGCCTTTCAAATTCTTTTTCAGATTTAAATGATGATTTCATTAAGAAATCAATATCTTCCTGCGAAAGCTTCCACATATCACGCATTAATCTTTCTGCATTTTTCTTAGTTCCAATCCAATTATATAAATCTTTATTACCTTTCATAATACCAAGTTGCTGTTGGAAATAAAGTTTCCCAGCTTGCATACCAACAATCCTGTTTACATTCTCAGTAAAAGTCATTAAATTGCCTTGAAATAATTTTTCCATCCATCCACGAAAATATTCTTTACCTCCCCAACTTACAGAGGCTTGGTCTAGTTCCATTGTTTTTGCCCCAAACTGAAGCACCCCTTTCCTTCTAGCCTCTTGCCATGTGTTTGCTGAAAATAAAGAAAGAATACCCTTAGTCGTATTGTAAGTTCCATAAGAAGCAAAGTTTCTTGGAATACCAATCAACATATTTTTAATACCTGATGTTGGAGAAGATAATCCCATAGCAGCAGACGCATGTGCAAAGTTTTGAAGGAATGTTTGACCAGCAGTTATTTCATCAGCCCTAACTCCTACTAATTCTTTTATGGCATCTAAAGCATATTTACCAAGCTCTCTATCTCGCATTCTCAACGAAAATGCTTCTATGTTTGTCTCTCCCTTAAGCTTGTATTTCCCACCAAGACCTGTAAATTCTGGGAAGTGTCTTAACGTTGCAAGATATTTACTCATCGACATAACATAAGGCTCTACTGTGTTTGCTAATTTTGTTTCGTATGTTCTTATTACTTTTTTTCTACCTGAAGGTGTAACCACCTCAATAAATTCTGGAAAAAGAGGGCCTCTCTCTAAAAGGCTTTTATTTTGAACTTTATGATGTTTGTGTGTGGTTATATTTATAAGCTCTTCTATTGCTTCTTTTTCTAACTTAGCACCTTCATCAGTTTTTTTATCCTTTAATTTTTTAACATAATCATTATATTTATCGCTTCCAGCTTTATATTTTTTAAGAGCTTTTTTACTAGCTAGTGCACTTACAGTTTTTTTAAGTTCCTCACCTAAATAGTCCCTGTTTTTAGGTTCTAGCACATTATTAATAAATTCAGGAGTAACTCTTCTTGTAAAATATTCTTCTACAAATTTATTTGAAAATTCTTTTTCAAATTTAGCAAATTCAACATCATTGTTTATTTTTCTAACTTCCTTATATAAATGATTCCAGTAAAAATCCATAAGCTCTCTATACACAACATAAGACTTATATTCACTCGTACCTTGAACTTCCCCTGTTTTTTTGTTGATTTTATTTTCTACACCTTTTATAACAGCACCTTCTTGCATGTTTTCGTAAAATTCATTTTCAGCTTTTGTAAATTTTGGATTTATTTTTTTAGGATTTTCTCCATCCTTTCTAGCTTGCTTTGCTCTTTTTAAATCGAACATCCAAACATTGTTTGATTTCTTTCTACCTAGTAAGCTTTTTATAGTAGCAATATCTGCATCCCCACGACCTTTAAATTCATGGTTAAATGTTACATCGAATTTTATAATTTGATTTGAGATAAATTTTCCAGGAGTACCACCATGCTCTCTTAAAAAATAAAAAACAGGCAATCCAGCTCTCCTTGCAAGTTTACTAACCCAAGGCATTTTTTCGCTAGGAAGTTCTTCTATTTTAGATGTTGTAGTTTCTATCTTTTCTGTCTTATATCCATAAGTCCTTATGACATGCTCAAGAATAGCTTTGCTTTCACCCTTAAGTTTCCCAACATCCCCTCCAGATTCAATATCAATCATTTTTGAAATATGATAAAGGTCTTTTTCTCCAACATTAAATGACTTAGCAAACTCAACAACGCTACTTTTTTTATCTTTAGTTTGAGTTGTATTTTGTCTTTTTATCTCTAGAGCATTAGCCCAAGTTTCCATTGATGATAGTGATATGTTTTTATTTTTTGGGGACCAACCAGAACCTTTTATAGGGATTCCATGCATAGCCCTTATCCCCACAAGTGCTTCTTTTGATTCACCTAAATCTCTAAGCTCTCTTTCAAATTTATGGGCAATTTTATTAGCAGTTATTTTTCTTTCAATAGTTTTTTTAGAATCGTTTCCTTTTTTATCTACTTGATAATGGACTTTAGAATTATCAATAAAATTCTTAACATCTTTACCTGTTGGCACATCTCCAGTGACAACTCTTTTTGACATAATCCAAGCAATATCTTCCTTTGATGTTATTCCCAATGTATCTTTAATTCTAACCCAAAAATCTTTAAGGAATGTTTTTGCCTTAGCCATTAAAGTTTTATTTTTCATTCTTCCAGCTGCAAACTCACCAATTCTTTGAACAAGAACCTCTTCTTGTGCTTTTCTAAATTCTTTCTGAGATTTATAATTTTTTCTTTTTAATTTAGCTCCAAACATTTTAATACCTTTGTCTAAAAGAGCTTTATCCTTAGAAGAGCCAAATTTTTTTAAAACATCAACAACGTAATGAGATATCTCGTGAGGGATTGTATCAGGCCTTGCTTTCCCTTTTAAGACTTCAATCATATGTCCAGTTATTCTACCTAAAACAGTATCGCCTTTATATTTACCTAAATCTTTTTCTAATGAAATTTTTAAATTTTTATAAGCAGGTATATTTTCAAAAAACTCCTTTTGAGCTTTTTGCTCTCTCGCTGTTTGAGCTAATTTTTCTTGAAATTTAGCTACCTGTCTTTTGACCTCAACACCCTTACCTTCAGGAGAAATCCATCTTTGTTCTCTTGGGGTCTCTAGAATATATTTTTTAAGAGATTTTTCGTCTACTTGACCCCTTAGCTGCATTTCTATTTGTCTTTGTTCGGCAGTTAATTCTTTTCCAACACTAGCTTTCCTTCTAAATATTTGTTGTATTCCTCTTCCTGCAGATATAGGCTTCCCATTAACCATTTCACCATGGGCATATGTTTCCTTTAAATTAATATCTCTTATATTAATTTGGACACCAGCACCTTTAGCTGCTTTAGATATAGCTGTGTTAAATTGAGGGCTTGTCATTCCAAAAACTTTATCTGCTCCACTTCTTCCATTAGCTTCAGCGATTTCAAATAATTTTTTAGCAAGAGGTTTGTCTATCTTAGTATCAGCAGCAACTCTTTCTCTTTTTTTCCCTCCCAATGTAATTTCGCCTGTATTGGGATTAACTTGTTCAACTGCTAAATCAGTAAGTTCTCCAGGCCTTAATCTATATTTTCTTGCAAGCTCTATAGCTGTTGAAAGTTCTTCACCTTTAATTGTTTTTGTTTTTGTTAACGATATTTCTTCTTGTTTTTTTGCATAGTCTGCTATTTCTTGAATTGACTTATTGTAACTTAAATGCTTACCATCTTTAATTTTTGCAACAACTATCTCTCTTTTGCCAGCTGCTCCAGGATTAAATGTTTTTCCAGCATGAGAACCATCAGTAAACATATTAAATCTTTCACCATATTCACCTCTTGTGAATTTATTAATCCTTTTATCTGCATATATTTCACGAAAATGGTCTACTATTGTTTTACCAGCATTTTTAGCGTCTCTAATTTCCCCTTCAGTATACCCTAATTTCTTAAGAGTTTCAATATTTTTTACATAAGGGTCAAGAGGAGCTTTTGCACCAGGCTTTCTAAATTTTTCACCAATTGTTTCTGTAATATATCTTCTTACACTCTCAAATTGTTGCTCAGGGTTAAGTTGAGTTATATCTTTTTTGTAAGTTTTTTTAATCCAATTAACAAAGTCAACTCCCTCTTTAGCAGCCCCAGATAAATCTTTACCTATAGCGGATAACTTATTATCAAATGTATCAAGTAATATTTTTTTGTGAATTTTATCAATGTCGCTAGCACCTTTATTAGGCATAAGTTCATCAATTTTTAAAACAGCTCCCTCTTGAGCACTTTTACCAGCAACTCCTTTCTTTTTTTGTTCTTTATGCTCAACTACCTTTTGATTATAAGAAGATTTCCTATTTTGTACTATTTTAATATCATCAATTTTATCAACTTCTAAGCTGGTCTCTGTACTTTTGCCTTTATTATATTGCCTTTGTTGTTCTCTTGTTATTTGATTTTTTAAATATATCCTAGCTTTAGGGTCACTTAAATCCCAAGGTTTACCAGTATCAGGGTCAATTTCTTTGAAATTAATATATTCAGCTTCAAGCTCTTTGTCCCAGTTCATTTTTTTAAGACGTTCAGTCGAAGGAGCCATTTCTTTTTCTCTCTTACTATAAGCCTCATAACCACCTCTTAAATCATCTATAAGCTTTGTAAGGCTTTTTCTATCACTAGCTATAGATTTTCTTCTATTCTCATTTACTGTTATTTGCTCTGGGGTAAGCTCTCCTTTTTCAGCTTTAGATAGCATTATTTCGGCTAACTTTAACTGAGCAAATATATCAACAGGCCTTCCTTTTGCCCCTTCTATTGCTTCTTTGTCCCCTGATTTAATTATTCTATCAAGTTCACCCATCTGCTCTTTAACAATTTCAAGAACACCTAATACATCGCCAGATTCCTTGTTTTTACCTGATAAATATTCATTGATAGCATCAAGATTTATTTTTTCCTTTCCATCAAGGCCAGTCTCATCCTTTAAATGGTCTTTAATGTTTTTGCCAAGATTCTCTTCTTTGCTTGCTTCATTTTTCTCATAAGCCTTTCTAACTTCATTTGAAAAATAATCTGCATGTTCTTTAATATTTTTATAAAGTTTTGTTTCTTGAACACGCTCTATTCCTTTTTGCTTTCCTATTCCATAAGTTTTTAAAGCTCCAAACATTGCCATATTTCTAGCCCAAGATATTCCAAACTCTTTTAAAGTTGGGTCTTCACCGCTTTTTATAATATCTGCAGTCTCAGATAAACTAAATACTCCACCTTCTGCAACAATTTGGCCTGGCATTCCCCACCCAATTTTACTTCTATACCAATCATAGGTATTTAATCCTTGTTTTCCTCCAATATCAATCCCTTTAGACTTTGCTATTTCAGCAGCTCTTGCACCCATTCCTCCACCAACAGCTCCAGTCAAAGCTCCCATTGCAGCACCATGAAGAACTCCGTATCCAACTCCTTTCCAAATATCTGATGCATCACCACCATTAATTTTAGCTTGAGTTCCACCTATTGCTCCTTCATAAACAGCAAGGGCTGGGGCTTGACCAACAGCTCCAAGTAAAGCTCTTTCAACCTTATTAAATGTTGCTATACCATCTAGAGAGACACCTTCTTTAGCAAGTTTTTTTGCAGCATCACTTGAAAATTTTTCTTTAAGCCATTTTCCAGCAAGACCACCTCCTCTAGCCATTTGGCCTTTAGTAGTACCTGCTGCAATTTTACCAATACCGCCACCTACAAAAAGAGATAAAGCATCTAAAGGCATAAAGAAAGATACTAAGGTAGCCCCAATATCTTCAAGAAAACTTAATTCAGTGTCATCAACATTATATCTAGCCTTCCCAGTAGCAGCTTGCTCAACTAATCCTGTTAAAGACCTGTTATAACCTGCTTTAAATACATCATGCGAATCTTCTGTAATCATTAAGTCCATCCATTTTTGCATGGTATTTAATTCATCATCAGCAGTTTTTTCTGGTTCGTAGGGTTTTACGGGTTTGTCTTCCCAAAATCCATATTTATTAGATTCTGGTATTTGGCCTCTTTGTGAAAGAGTTCTATAGAGAGCCATATCACTTAGATATTTATAGCTTCCAGGAGCGTCAGGACTATTCCTAACTTGATTTAAATATTGTGATGTACTTTGAGGTATAGGCATATTATCCTAATACATTCTTCCTTTAGATTTATCTTTAAGCCAATCCATTGGACCTAAACTTTCATTTAAAGTAGGTTTATCAGGTGCTTTATTTTTATTAATATTAGATATTAATTTATCTTCTTGTAAATATTTACTTTTTAAATTTAAAATGTTTGTAAGTTCGTCATCAGTCATACTTTGAAGGTCTTCCAATTTTAAAGAATACACCTCTTCTCTGGTCATTTGTTTTTTTCTATATCTTTCTGGTTGAACAAATTTAGGCTGTTCTTTAGATGGTTCTTTAATCTGACCTGTTTTTAATCTATGCTCATGCACCCTTACCGAGTCTTTGTATCTTTTTCCTGATGGGTTTAATGGAATCCCATCTTCTGTATAAAAATTTTTCATTAAATACCTACTCCAGCTTCAATCAACTCTGCTAATTTTTCTGAAGTCTCATCCCATTTAAGTAAAGCATGAATCTCTTCTTCTGTCCATTCCCCAGAATTTATTAATTGACGTATTCCTGCTTGAGGGTCTTCAGGGAACCTCTCTTCTAAAAAATTTGCAATTAGTTGACGTTTTTCTTTTGCAATAGGAAATGTGCCCTCCCTTTCCCCTAAAGCTTTATTCCATGCTATATCAGGAATAGTATCATCCTGTTTCCAATTTCTATCTAGATAATAATGAGCTCTTTTTATTTTATTGGTTGGAGGCTTATCTTCTCCTTTACTAACTGGAGCTTTGTCTTGTCCTTTCTTTTCCTTTTGAATAGCTTTAAACTCTTCTTCTGATACCATTTTTCCAGTAATATCAATAACTTCCCCTCGTTCGTCAACCTTTACGCCTTTTTTAGCTAATTGTCCATTGAGATTTTTTAATCGACCTTTTATACCATCTATTTGTAATTTACTTTTCCCTGCATTACGTGCTTCATTTAATTTGTCTGTTAGCTTTTTTGCCGAGTCAATAATTGTCACAGTTCTATTATCAAACTTATCCCACCATTTTCCAATAACATCACTTGCTGGAGCTTCAGGCTGGACAGCCCTTTCCGTAGTTTGAGTTTGAACTGGAGCTTCTTCTACCTGTAAAAGATTGCCTTCCAATGGCCCCCATTCATTAGCATCGTAATGTTTTTTCCACTCATCTGGACCTTTGTTATCATACAAATCTTTTAAAGAGTTTATATAATTTGCAAGGCCTTGATAAAATTCATCAGAATAATCTTTATTAGAATGAATTTGTTTAGCCCATTGAATATCTGAAACTCCTTGTTTATTAAGATTTTCTGAACCTTGCATTAATACATCCTGAAGAAATACATTTCTTTCATTTGAACCCTGAACTGACTCTAAAGGAATTGCATCTGAATCTGGGCCTAAGTTTATAATTTGTTTAATTTTTGCTTGTTTACTTGCCTCCATATTCTCATATATCAATTGCTCTTGACTTTTATATGGCTCAAATCCATACATATCTGCAGGAGATTTGAAACCTCTTTGAACCAATATTGCATTATCTCTTTCTATTTCTGTTGCAAGATTACTAGCTAATATTTCAGTATCTGAAAATAACTTAAAAGCAAGATTATGAGCTTGTTTCATCCCTGAGCTAGCTCTGTTATATTCATCATCAGTTAAAATCATATCTCTAGTTATTCTTTGAGTTGTATTATCTATGTCGAGAGGACTGCCCTCTTCAAATAAACTCATCCCTTTTTCTCCACTTAAAAGTTCACTAGTATCTACATCTATATATTGATTTTCCAAATGCACTTTTAGCTGATTGTATTTTGAGATATTTTCATTAACCCTGCTATCAAGAACATTCATTTGCTTCATTGCCAACGCATCTTGACGTTGCTCTATTTTTTCCAAAGATTTTAAATCACCATATTGAACAAGATTTCTCCAGGCTCCATATTCAACATCATCAACAATCCCATCATCCTTCCATCCTCTAACAACGCTATCCATGTAACCCTTTGTTGACTCCATGCTTTTAAAGATATAATTGGGCATTCTATCTCCAAATTTTTGCATATTACCCATATGTTTACCAAAATCTTTTACAACCCCTTGCATCATAACTTCATTATATCTTTTATATTGCTCTTCTTCGTCTGCCCCTGCTTGAATATATTTAATTCTATTTTTAATTTCAGTTGCTTGAGCACCTTCAAATTTATTATTTAAAGCATTTTGAAAATTCACATCATTCGTTCTTAAAGTTTGTTTTGTAACGCCATCATCAACAGTATCAGCTTTACTATAAAGATATAAATTCTCAACTATATCTTCTGTTCTATTGCTATAATTTTCCCATGATTGTAATCCAGTATTATAATCTGTATTTTCTTTCTGCTTAAGATTTATTCTATCCCTTATAACATTATATAAATCTCTTGTTTCTAAATCCCTATCATATCCTCTGGCCTTATAAAATGTTTCAAGTTTATTCAACATACTTGATAAATTTGCATTATTTTCTTCATTTTGAAATCCTGAAGTTAGAGCTTGAGCATATCTATCAAAATGTTGTCTTTTATTTTGTTTAGAAGATTCAGCAAAAGATGCCATTTGAGAACCAAAGCCCGCAAGCCTATCAATAACATCCATACCTGTTCTTTTTCTAGGAGCTCTATCTCTTGTTATTCTCATTCCATTAGCCATTTAAATTATCCTTATATATCCCCAAGTAATTCTTGCCAACCATATATTGTATCAAGTACATCATCAGTTGCTTGACCTTTCATACCCATAATATCTTCTAATATTCCTTCGTATCCTGTTCTATACCCTCTTTGTGCACCAGCTAAACCCCCTGTATAAGACCCACTACCTGCAAACCCTCCAGGATTAACTTTTCCAACATCTTGCTCTAATCTTTTAGTTATTTTTTTTCTTTCAGTTGCTTCATACGGGTCATAATAAGCTGATGTTGTTTTTTGCAGCATTTCAGGACTTAATGCAGTTACTTCAGCAGCTCTTATGTGGGAGGCAGGGTCATAAGCAACATCTTCACCCCAATGAACTGCACTTAACGCTTGAGCTATACTTTCAGGGTCTGTTACATCATATCCAAACATATTGCTAGGAAGAAATCCCTCAAATAATTCTTCTGGCACATCTCCAAACCCCTCTTCTCCAAAAATATCATCAAAACCTATCTCATATCCTTCTAATTCTCCAAAAACTCCTCCCAAACTATCCATAATAGTGGAAGGAATCCCTTGATATTGATATAAAGGATTATCTTGAATGTAGTCTGATAAGTCCATTGCAACATTTTGTAAAGCCCAATAATTCTGTGTTTCCGCAGGTGCTCCAAATGCCCCAGTAATCCAATCAGCAAAAGGGTTGCCAGCAAGTTCGTTTAACCAATCTGCTGAAACAAGAGACCCTATATCCTCTGGATTGATTCCTAACCATCCTGACATGAAGTCTAACCAAGAACTTCCACTTTCCCAATCTTGTATAAAAGGATTACCGTTTGGCATTTTTTTCTCCTATTGTTTTATTGCTCAGATAATAATTCTTGCCAACTGTATATCGTATCAAGAACATCTTCTGTTGCTCCAGCCTGAAAACCCATAATATCTTTTAATAAATCTTCATATCCTCCCCTATAAAGCTCTTCTGCTCCTGACAAACCTTTTTCTCTTACACCACTACCTGCGAATCCTCCAGTTGTTGCCTTAGCAAGTCCTTTCCCAAGTTTATCAACAAGCTCTTTTCTTCCTCTTTCTTCATATGGGTCATAATAAGCTTTTTCTGTTTTTTGTAACATTTCAGGAGTTAAAGCTCTTATCTCTCCTCCTGTTATACTATCAGAAATACCCCCAATTGCAGACAATGCTGACGCAATACTTTCAGGGTCAAATATATCTGTAAATTCAATTGCACTAGGAATATAACCAGATTCTTGCCAGTCAGCTGCATACCACGTATCATCACCCATAAAAGCACTCATAAATTCCCCCCAATCCTCTTCTTGTGTTCCACTGGTATCTATTCCAAGCTCATTCGCCAATGACTGCAAATCTTCTAATTGTAGATACCCTTCAGGGTACGCCATATCCCAACCTTCTGGAAGATTTTCTATGCTAGTCCAAAGGCCAACTGGTATCCCTTCGGCCCCTGATGCTAAAGTGCTAGTAAGCCCTGGTATTTGGTCTCCAAATAATGCATCTAATGAGACTCCAGACCCAATATCAAAAACATTTGTCAATGCATTCATTATATCAGGAGAAATTCCTTGATAAGTATAATGGTCTAAATATCCTCCAAATGGAAGCGTTGAAAGATATGGTTCTAAAAGATAAAAAGACTCTTCTAATGTTTGATATGGATTATTTCCGTTTGGCAATAGTGCTACCTCCCTCTTCTAAATGGATTTCTAAATGGCTCAACTCCATATCTTCGCTGTTCAGGAATTCCATATCCTGATAATGCATCAAGTATTGAAGGAGTTGCAAATCTTCCTAATGATTGAATCCATTGCTTTTGAAGAGCTTCTTGAGCTAAACTATCAAGACCTCCAAGCCCAGAGCTTTTCATCATACCACTAAGAATATCTCCTCCACCCATCCCTGACATAGCTTCTCTAGCAACTGGTTGAGTTATTCCAAATGGTCCTGTAGTTGTTCCTCCTAAATCTTTAGTTTTTCCATATATATTTTTAAATTTATGAGTCCAATCTGAAGATATTTTTTCACCAGCTTCTGCGGCTTTAGCTCCAGCAGCTTCAGCAGGCATTAATTCATCTACTCCTTTTTGAATTCCTTGAAATATAAGAGCGCTTAGCATTGCATTTTCAGCATCACTCATTACCATTTCATCAAGATTTGCCTCTATCTCTTTAATATCTTCTTCAACAATAGATTCTTGCTTTCTTCCTTTAAGCTTACCTTTTAATTCTTCTAATTCTTTTGTTGCTTTTTCTCTTCCTGTAATATCTCCAAGCCACTCGCCTTGTCTAATTTTTTCAGCAGCACCAGCTCCAAGTCCTGCTCCTGCTACTGACATTAACAATGGAGCCATTCCTCCAGTCAGAACGCCTAAACCAGTCCCAAGCAACCCACCAAGAAGAGAGCCTCCAAGGCCAAATCCTTCTTTATTTTTTTTAGCTTTTCTCTCTGCTTCTGCAATTGCTGCATTAATTTCTTCAACAATTTCTTTTTGATGCTCCCATTGAGCAAGCCTAGCATCAGCTTCCTTTGCTCTTTGCTGAACATTAGCCATAGGGTCTCCAGAAGCTATTCTTGCTATATCATATATATTTGCCATAATTTTACCTTTTTCCTCTTCCTAATCTAATCAATAATTTAATACTAAAAATTTAATTTTCATAATTGGACTTTATGATGTTAAGTCCCACTTAAAAACTGCTGTAACAATTGTATCTTGAGGTGCTGTTGGGTGGCTAATATAGAAAGCATATATTTTACCCTTATCTAAATTAACATCTCCTGTAGGGGATGATAAATCTACAGTATGAGTAGTATCATCAGCAATATCTATTGTCTCATCTACTCTACAAGTTTGGCCTCCTGGAACTTCTGTTCCATCATCAGACTGTAATATCCTAAAGCTTGTTGTTCCATCTTGGGCTATCTCACTTCTCCATTGAACTTGATGAATTGTTCCATTATAAGGTGCTATAAAAGCCAACCTTTCATTTCCACTTGAAAGTGATGTAGATTCTATAGTTCCACCAGTCATGGGTATATAGTTAGCAGTTGATGTAGAGTAATAACCAATTCTCTGAACATCATAAAAATATTTACCAATGCCAACTATATCTGTTCCTGCATCATCTGTAAAGCATAGCTCATTAGGTGTTACTTGTTTGACCCATATCTGACCATAGGCAGCCACATCTGTTGTTGCCCCTAATGTTTCCTTTAAAAGCAAAGGTGCTTGTGATGATATTTGTCCTGGAATACCAACACTTTCATCAATCTTTAGCATCTCATCACCACCAACATAGATACTTAAAACATCATCTGCTGATTCTTGAATGTATGTTCCGTCTCCAGGCCTCGAATCAAAATTAAGTTTATCAGTTGCATTTATTACTACATTGTTACTATCAGGGTCTAAAGTTAAATCTCCATCAGGTTTTAATGTCATAACGCCACCAGTTCCGTCATTATCATATGTTGTCATCGTTGTTTGACCATTGGTTGAAACTAATATTCTAAACCAATCTGTAGCATCTGTATCGTCATGTATCTTTAACGATGCGCTATCGCAATCAAATTCAAAATGAGAAGACCCCCCATCCTTTATA